CGCTCTTCCGATCTTTCAAAAATTCCTCCGTTGCGATTTTTTTCAAAATGGTTTTGGATTCTAACAGGCCGATTATTAGGATCAGTTCTAAGGCTATGCGTGTTTGCTCCTTTTCCGCATAGGGTTAGTGAATGGGTACTAGACAGGACTAGTATACACCAAACCAAAACCTGCTTAAAGTCGGTCTATTCGAGTCCGAAACCGTTTTGAAATGGTCTGGATAACTTTAAAAGAAAGGATAAGTACTGTGGCAGTTACAAAAACTACATATAAAGTTGTGGCACCTGCTGGAGTGTTCGTTCGATTAACGCCTCATCAGGAAGAAACAAACGTTGTTCGTATCGCTAATAATAGCGAGCGCATTGTAGTTGTTGAAGTTCTTGATGGTTGGGTTCGTACTGAAGACGGTTATGTCATGAATGACCCTTATATCATCCAGGCCGATACAACCACACCACAAAAAGGAAAGGAAGAGGCTGAATAGTTATGACTAATGAAGTAGCTAATTATGATTCTCCTCAAAGAGCCTATAAGCCCGCACGTTCTCCTGAACAACGCGAAATGCAAATGATGGCACTTGCGATGGAGCTATCAGAAAAGCGTCTTCAAGAAGGAACGGCTTCGGCTTCTGAAATTGTATACTGGTTAAATCAGGCAAGCCCTAAAGCAAGACTTGAGCGAAAACAATTAGAGCTTCAAGCAGAACTGTTACAAGCACGTATTGATTTAATTCGTAGCGACCAACAGGCCGAACTTGACTTTAAAGAAGCGCATAAAGCCTTTCAAGGTTATGCTGGTAAACCAGATGTTATTGAAGGTACATTCTATGAAAAATAGACTTACCTACACTGAGATGTCTAAGTTTAAATCTTATACTGAGCGTATTAATTATCTTAGGTTACATGGTGTTCATCATGAGGCTCCTAGAAATATCTCTAATAAGTTCTACAAGTCTCCTGCTTGGATAGCTTGTAGAAAAGAAATTATAAGACGTGACTTGGGGCAAGATTTAGGGGTAAAGCGATTGTTTGTGGATGGTCCAATAACGGTCCACCATATGAATCCTTTAACAAAAGAAGACATTGAAAACTTGACCGAAAATTGCTTCGATCCTGACGGACTAATTACGGTCTCCGACAGCACCCATAAACGAATCCACTATGATCAAAAGGAGTATCAAACGTGGGTTGAACGTAAACCGGGTGATACTAAACTATGGTAGGGTGAAGTAAATGGATACAATTTATAACGATGTTCTAAACTTCGTTGGTGTATTGCATGACTCTGATCCTGAGTCCAATAAGGTAGTCAGAACACAAATCGGTATCGCTATCGATTCCGCTTTAGGTGTCTTAGTCCAAAACGGAATAGGGCATGTTAGAAGTGTAATCGCGGAACCTAATCTTACTTGGGATGAATTCTTTTATGGTCATCTCGAATTAGATGAGGGTATTAAGAAGCGAATGGAAAACCCTAACTTTGCAAAAATGTTTGTAGGGATTAGTGTTATGATATCTTATGACCCACCTCAGGCATCCGTACTAACAGCATTAAAAGAGGCTCGAGATGAAAACTTATCAAGGGCTAGATGGGAGGTAGAATATGTCAAACGAGACATCTGATGAACTCCATCATGCTGGTCGAAAAGGTATGAAATGGGGTCTGCATATCTTCGGTCGACAACGATCTCGAACCGGAGGATTTGGCAGGAAACATAGACCTCAAGGTAACCCTATTGTAAAAGGGTCCTCTCGTAAGAAGTTACGAAGAAGTGTCGATGAACAACTGCGAGAAGCTCAATTCATTGAGCAATATAGAAATCGCGATAGGATGTCTACACGAGATCTAAAAAACAAAATAGCTCGTCTAGAATCAGAACAGAAATTTAAGACTTTGGTAGAAGCCCCTCAAAAAGCTCGTCTAGAAGCTATACAAAAGAAGCGGCAAGCGCGTTTAAATTATATTGGCAAAATAGCATCGGCTGGTTTGGATGTTTATTCTAAGATGCCTGCTAGTTTTGCTGTTCGTAATAAGACTGGTAAAGAGCGTGAGGCTGCTGCTAAGGCGTTCAAGAAGAGTCAAGAATGGGCGAAAGCCTTTAAAGATGTTCCAACAACTATAACGACGTTTAAACAATCAGGAGTTAATATGGGTGAAACGATTAATGGGGTATATATCCCTTCACAAGAAGACCTTCTTTTACATTACGGTAAAAAGGGTATGAAGTGGAAAAAGCGTAGAGGTATTAATCCAGGTGAAGCGCTTGGAGATCTTATGAATGATGTTAATGAAGAACGTATTAGAAACGCTCAAAGAGATTATGATACTAGAGCTAAGAATATGGAATCTAATATTCGTAAGGTTAAGAGCGGTGTTCGTAATGGTAAGACTGTAGACCCTAGAGAACAGAAATATCATGATGAATATCGTAAGAATGCAAAAGCTGGTATGAAGGCTGCTGAAGAATTAACTAAGGCAAAAGATCTTCGTAATCGTATCAAAAAGGCTCGTTCCAAAAACGTGAAACATATGGCCGAGGACGATACTTTACTTNCAAAAGATCTTCGTAATCGTATCAAGAAAGCACGAGCAAAGCGTAAATAAACTCATTGATTAAAAGGAGTAACTAGGTGGTATTTAGCAACACTGCGGTTCCTGTCGAGTACGGTAGATTTCGAGACGCTGTATTGCGAGGAGAGATTCCTGTAAACCGAGAAGTGTCTATGCAGATGAACCGAATCGATGCGGATATCGCTAACCCTAACTACTATTACGACAGTGATGCTATACAAGGATTTATTGACTTCTGTGAGAATGAGATGACCCTTGTTGATGGTCGACCGCTTACGCTATTACCTACTTTCCGACTATGGGCTGAAGACTTACTCGCTTGGTTTGAAATCAAGGAGGAGAAGGTTTATGATCCAAAGACCGGAAAATTCAAAATAGTTAAACATAAGCGCAGACTTCGTAACAAGCAATACCTAATCGTTGCTCGGGGTAATGCTAAATCGCTTTATGCAACATTACATCATGCTTACGGTTTGGTAATTGATACAAACTCAACTCAACAAGTGACAACCGCTCCGACAATGGCACAAGCAGAAGAGGTTTTATATCCTTTTGCAACTGCTATAACTAGGGCAGCTAGTTCAACTGAAGGTTTTCCTTTATTTAGAGTTCTTACTAAAGGCTCCAATAAAGCTCGTACTCAAAAATCTCAGGCACAATTGGCCGTAACTAAAGAAGGTATTATTAATCGTCTTACTAACTCTGTTTTAGAAGTTAAACCAATGACCGTTAAGAAACTTCAAGGTTCTCGTGCAAAGTATGCGTCTGTCGATGAGTGGCTTTCAGGTGATATAAAAGAAGATGTTATCGGTGCATTAGAGCAATCTGCTTCTAAAGATGGTATCGATGATTATATTATTCTTGCTGTTTCTTCTGAAGGTACGGTACGGGACTCTGTTGGTGACTCTATTAAGAAAGAGCTTTTGGATATCTTGCGTGGTCAATATGATGATCCGCATACATCTATTTGGTACTACCGTTTAGATGATATCTCTGAAGTTGGAAATCCTGATATGTGGATGAAGGCCTGTCCTAATATTGGTATAACAGTATCTTATGATGCTTATCAACGGGATGTGCGACGTGCAGAATTCTCACCTGCCAATAGGAATGATATCTTGGCTAAACGTTTTGGTATTCCTGTTGAAGGTACCACATACTTCTTTACATTTGAAGAGACCGAACTTCATCGAAGGCAGAACTTTAGGAATATGGAAGTATCTATGGGTATGGATGCGTCACAAGGTGATGACTTCTGGGCCTTTACTTGGATCGTTCCTTTAGGTAGAGGGCGCTATGGCGTACAAACCAGATCTTATGTTTCCGAGGTTAAATATCTTAGACTTAATTCGGCTACTCAGGCTAAATATGATCAGTTACAAGCAGAGGGTACGCTAGTGATTCTTCCAGGAAATTACCTTGATTGGGAACAAGTTTATGATGACGTCGATCAATACATTGAAGAGATGGGTTGGTCAATTATATCGTTTGGTTATGACCCATATAATGCTGCTGAGTTTATCGATAGATGGACGATGGAGAACGGCGATGTTGGAGTTGAAGTTGTAAGACAAGGTGTTCGCACTGAGTCTGTACCATTAGGTGAAATAAAGAATATGGCCACTTCTCGAGACCTCATATTCTTTGAAGAGCTTATGAAGTATGCAATGGGTAACGCTGTTGTAATTCAAGATAATAACGGTAACTACAAGTTATCTAAGATGCGTAGCGATGAGAAAATTGATAACGTTGCCGCTCTTATGGATGCTTGGGTTGCCTATAAACGTAATAAGGAGGCATTCTTGTAGGATGGTAAACAACCCCTTAGGATCATGGAACGCATTCATGTCGACCAATAATGGTTTAGATTATGATCTATCATTAGTTTCCGGCTCTGGATGGGGTCGACCGCAAAGTGTACTCCGTGGTTATTCATTTAGACGTCAGGATTTGGTCAATAGTATTATCTCTATGATCTCTCTTGATGTCGCTATGGTTGACTTTAAGCATTTGAAGATTAACCCTGATGACGGTAATCAGACACCAGTGGACTCGGGTCTGATCGATTGTTTAACCTTATCTGCTAATATTGACCAAACCGGTCGTGCATTTATATACGATCTTGCTTGGTCATTGTTGGAAGAAGGTACGGTTGCAATTGTCCCCGTCGATACAACGACTAAACCAAATGATGATGGTTCCTATGATATCTTATCTATGCGTGTTGGTAAGATAATGCAATGGTATCCTCGTGCCGTTCGTGTCCGAGTCTATAATGATCAAAATGGTTTAGAACAAGACTTAACGTTGTCAAAACAGTCCGTAGTAATCTTAGAATCTCCTTTGATCGGTTTACTTAAAGATCAGAATTCTACTTTGCGTTTGTTAGAGCAGAAGATGGATCTAATGTATTCCCAAGATAAGGCGATAGCTGCTGGTAAATTGAATGGGTTTATTCAAGTACCATATGCCACTAAGAGCGATATTCGTAAGGAACGCGCTACGCAGCGTAAAAATCAATTAGAAGAAGAGCTTGCTAATAGTCAATTCGGTATTGCTACACTTGATGCTAATGAGAAATTTATTCATACAGGCGGTAATATTACCAACAATCTAGTTGATGATATTCGTAAACTACAACAGGATTACTATAATCAAGTTGGTATCTCTTCTAAAATTCTAGATGGTACTGCAGGTCAAGCTGAGCTTAATTTGTATTATCATAGAGCGGTCGACCCGGTTCTACAAACTATTGTAGATGGGATTAACCGTATATTCCTTACAAAAACGGCACGCACTCAGGGTCAGATAATTCAGTATTATCGTGATCCGTTCCGTATGTTACCAGTTGAACAACTTGGTACTGCGGCAGACCTCTTTGCTCGAAATGCTATATTTACATCGAATGAGATTCGATCAATGCTAGGTCGCGCTCCACACCCTAGTCGTATTGCGGATATGCTCTTTAATAAGAACATCTCTACAGGTATGGATTTAATGGGTGGGGCTTATGATGGTACAACCCAAGGGTATCCTGAAATCTACGAAGATGGCCAGGGTGGGTATGTCGATGCAGACGGTAATCCAGTAGACGAGTATGGTAATCCTTTGGATGTATAATATTTTTATGGAGGAAAGTTAGTTGCAAAAGAAGCCTGACTTCGCCGGATGGGTAACTAAGAATGACATTCGTTGTAGCGATGGTGTCACGATTCGTCATGATGCTTTTCGACAAAACAATGGTTCCCAAGTTCCTATCGTTTGGCAACACGATTACTCCAGTCCCTCAAACGTATTGGGGTATATGATTCTTCAGCACCGCGATCAAGGTGTCTATGGTTATGGGTATCTTAACGATACAGATCATGCCGAAGACACTCGTGTTCTTTTAAAGCATGGTGATTTGAACGCTATGTCTATTGGAGCTCGCGGTATTCGCAAGAACGGGAATGATGTTATTCATGGAGAAATCTATGAAGTTAGTCTCGTTTTGAAGGGCGCGAACCCAGGTGCTGTGATCGAACATGTTATGCTCCATAGCGCATATGGGACTGAAGAGTACGAAAGCGACCGTGGTATCATTCATACTGGTATCACTCAAGAACTACTTCATTCTGATACTGAAGAAGTAGAAGAAGAAAAGGAGGGACGGATGTCTCGTACATATGAAGAAATCCTTGATAACCTTAGTGACGAAGAGCTTGAAACTTTAGTTAATGGCGTTATCGGAGATATCTCTGATGCTCTTGATGAAGCTGATGAAGATGAAGAAACTCAAAATGAGTTAGAAATTAACGGTCTTGATGAAGAGGATTACTCTGATGAAGACGAAGATGATGATTATGATTACGACTATGATGAGGATGAAGATGAATCTGACTCTGATGTAGAAGGATCTGATTCTGAAGGCGGCGACTCTGTTGCACACTCAATTTTTGAAGGAGAAGAAGTTTTGAAACATAACCAATTCCAAGGTACAAATCCTAGCGTTACTGCTGAAGATATGGATACATTGCTACATAGCGCAATTTCAGGTAACGCTTCATCATTTGCTGGTGTACTTCGTGCAAATGGTGTACTTAATGAAGATTCAATCCAACACGGTTTGGTAGGTATGGAAACATTGTTCCCTCAACCTGCACAATCTGGAGGTCTTACTGTATATAACCCATCAGGTCTTAATATTGACAAGATCATGGGACAATTCGGTAAATCTCCACTTCCACGTGTTAAGAATTTGTTTGCCAATCTTACTGAAGATGAGGCTCGTGCTCGCGGATATATTAAAGGTAACCAAACTCTTGATTCTATTGAAGAAGTTTACTTCCGTGAAACTACTCCAGGTTCAGTTCATCGTCGTGAAACAATTGACCATGATGACCTGATTGACCTTCAAGATGGTGGATTTGCCGCAGTTAACTTTATCCAACAAGTTCAAACAGCTAAATTCAAAGAAGAAATCGTTAAAGCAGCATTCTTGTCTGATGGACGCGACTTGACTCTTTCTACAGGTAAACGTAACCCTGAAAAGATTAGCGAACTTCATATTCGCCCAATCATCAAAGACCATCCATTGTTTACTATTAAAGTAACGGCTGCGTCATTTGAAACTGCTGTTGATGAAGTTATCTCTAAAGCATTCCCTGCTTACCAAGGTTCAGGTAAACCATCTCTTTACATCAACCCATTTGACTTGGCTAAGTTGAAGACATTGAAAGATAAGAATGGTCGTTACTTGTACGCTCCATCTATGGATAACAACCAAGTACCAGGTAATGCTAACATCGCTGCATACTTTATGTGTGATGAAGTAGTTGAATACCGTGCACTTCCTCAAGGAACATTCATTATCGGTAACTTGGCTGACTATCAATTCGGTATGTCTAAGAATGGTGAAATTGCTACATTTGACAGCTTCGATATTGACTTTATGCAACATAAATACTTGATGCATGCTCGTCTATCTGGTGCGATCGTAACACCTAAATCATTCATCGTTGTTACTGTAACTGATAAAGCTGCTGTAGAGGAAACTGCTGTGAACTTCGATTCAACTGGTCTTAAGACTAAACCAACATGGACTGTACAAACAGACTCAACTGAAATCAAAGGTATCGGTGCTAAAGCCGTAGATTATGATGCTGCTGTAAATAACGCTGATATGACTGAAGATGAGAAGAAACTCGGAACAATTGAAACGGCTCCAAAACCAAAGAAACCTAAGAAAGCAGAATAGTCTTAGCTGATAGATAGGAAGGTAACACAATGACAAAAGCTGGAATTCGACTTATCTTCCGTTCTAAAGAGCCAGAGGAAGTTAGTATTGGGGATTACCGTTATAAATATACGGTATCTCCTTTATTACTGGCTAGAATAACCTCTAAGTCTTTTTTCGAAGAAGATCAAAGCTCAATAAACCAGAATACAAAATCTAAACTCAAGTTCGACGCACTATTACCTAATGATGCTAGCGATCGAGTCAATAGAATAAGTCATATACTATATATGGGTACTTTTTATAAAGTTGATTCTATTAGACCATATCCTCCTAGAGTCGCTTTAACTATTGCTGACATTGAGATGTCTGATATCAAGTCTGAATTAGATGAACTCATTATTAAATCAAATGAAAAATCTCAAAATGAATTAAAAGTTGACGCTTTTGATCATTTGAAAGTCGCAATGGTTGAATCCGAGACGGATGAACGTGTTAAAGGAAGTCTCTTCCTTAAAGATGGTATTATCCAAATTTGGAATGGTGAGCAGTACATCGACTTGTTATTATTTATTAAAGATAAGGTTTAGGTGTCTGTATGAAAGATAGAAAGGTAGTTCTTGAAAAAATCAAGGACAAGATAACTCCGAATGTTTATTTTACTCCTCCAGATAATATACAATTAAAGTTTCCCGCTTGTGTTGTAACAAGAGAAGACTTTGAGGTTAAGAAGGCTAATAATAATCCATATTTTTCTAGTATGGGTTATAAGCTGGTATATATGTCTAGAGAAGAAGCTGATGACATTTTTATAAAAATGTCAACTACTTTTAAGTATTCATCTTTTCGTACGGAATATAAAGTTAATGGTTTATATCATAAGGTTTTTGTCGTCTACGAATAGAAAGGAAGGATCTCTTGGCTACAGTTCAAGAAGTTATTAATTATGCTAGGTCTTTAGCGGATCAAGGTATTGGTACTGATGCCGATGGCGCATATGGTACACAATGTGTTGACCTACCTAATAGTATCTCCCAAATTTATTTTGGTAAGATTTTATGGGGTAATGCTATTGATCTTTTAGATTCGGCTGCTGCTCTTGGTTATGAAGTAGTATATGATGCGGTTGGTGTAAACCCTCGTGCTGGTGCTATTTTTGTAATGGCGGTTGCTGAACATGGGTATGGTCATACAGGTCTTGTTATTGAAGATTCTGATGGTTATACTATGTCTACTATCGAACAGAATATTGATGGTAATTGGGATGCTCTATATAACGGCGCTCCTGCTAGATACAATACTCGTGACTTTACCGGTATTGTTGGCTGGTTCTACCCTCCTTATTCTAATGAACCTCAACCAGAACCTGTGATTCCTCCTCAACCAGAAACTCCAGCTGATCAAGTGGTAGTTAACGATGAGGTTGGTAGATTTACAGTTAAAGTTGCTGGTCTTAATGTTCGTAAAGCTCCGCATATTACTGCGGAAATTGTAGACCTATACACACCTGAGCAAACATTCATTTATGATTCTTGGATGGATGCTGACGGTTATCGCTGGTTGTCTTACATTGGTGCAACTAGTGGCGAGCGACGTTATGTTGCTTGTGGTAATGTTGAAAACGGTGAACGTATTAATGCGTTTGGCGAATTTTCTGAAGCTTAATATCATATTGGAGGAAATATCTAATGACACAACTTAAATGGGATGAGGATACTAAACGACTTTACGAATTCGGTGTCGATAATGGTGTTCTATACCTTAAGAAGAGCGACGGTTCTTATGAAAACGGTGTTGCTTGGGATGGTCTGACAAAAGTATCTGAATCACCAGAAGGCGCTGAGTCAACTGCGAAATATGCAAACAACAAGAAATACTTGAACCTTCGTTCAGAAGAACGTTTCAAAGGTCAGATTTCTGCCTTTACATACCCACAAGAGTGGAACAAATGTCAAGGTAAACGTAGTCCTATGTCTACAGGCGGACAAAAGAAAGAACTTGCTGGAGTTACTATTTCTGGTCAAGCTCGTTCTGACTTTGGTCTTTCTTATCGTACTCGTATCGGTAATGATACTGAAGGTTTGGATCACGGTTATATCCTTCACCTTGTTTACTCAGCTTCTGCTGGTGTATCAAGTAAAGAATACCAAACTGTTAACGAAAGTCCAGATGCGCTTGAGTTCTCTTGGGACTTCGATACAGTACCAACTGCTGTAGCAAACATGAAACCAACAGCGCATATCGAAGTAAATAGTACTTTGGTTGATAAAGATAAATTGGCTGAACTTGAGAAGAAACTTTATGGCGCTTCTGATTCAGAACCAACTCTTCCAAAACCAGAAGAAGTATTTACAATCCTCGGTCTTACTGCTGGGTAATTAGAAATTAATAGTGCGGGATAGGGTGTTGGACGACTAAGGTCATGTCGGTGCTAGAAATTTCAAAATGAAATAAAAATCTACATTAAAGGAGTATAGAAATGATTTCAAGAACAGTAACTTATAATAATCTATTAGACGGAAAAGAAGTAAAAGAAGAACTATGGTTCCACTTACGTAAAGATGAAGTGGTTCGTATTATTGGTCGTGCTAAAAAAGATTGGGACGAATACATTAAAGAGATGATGGCTCGTGAAGATGTCGATGAGATCTTCGATTTCTTAGAGTCTATTCTTAAATTGGCTTATGGTGAACGTTCAGAAGACGGACGTACATTCCGTAAAGACAAGAAAGCACAAGAAGACTTTGTTAACTCAGAAGCTTATTCTGAATTGTTCGTTGAGATGGTTGCAGATGTAATCGAAGATGGCGACAATACTAAGAAATTCTTCAATGCTTTAGTAGGAGACCCTAACCAAGGATCTGTTCCTGATAAGGTTTCTAAACTCAAGAAATAATACAAAATTGGGGGTGAAAAATACACCCCTTTTTTATTTTTATCTCGTATGGAGGTATTTTATGTTAATTATAGATACTCCTGAGCGGGAGTTTTATAATGAAGAGACGAATCAGTTTATAAAGGTACCTGGTAGAATATTGCACTTTGAACATACTTTGAAGGTATTGGCTGAATGGGAGTCGTTATATCGCAAGCCTTTTTTAACTCGAGAGGAAAAGACCACTGCCGAGCTTTTTGACTATTTTATTCTAATGTGTCAAGAGGATATTTCGTATTCTGATTTAACGCCTGACTTAGTAATTCAGATTGCAGCATATCTTGATGATAAACCAACTGCTACGACAATAAAGCAGAAGGACGATTCTACAAATAACGGTATGGTTATGACTTCAGAAGTTATATATGCTTATATGGCAAATGCCCGTATACCATTTGAATGTGAGAACTGGAATCTTCATAGACTTCTTACTTTACTAGGTGTTATTAGCGAATTCAATTCACCTAAGAAGAAGAAGACTACGACTGAGACCCTGAATGAGTATGAGCGTATCAATGCTATGCGACAAGAACAAATTAGAAAGATGAAGGAGGCTCGTTTAAATGCGGATAAAGGTAACATCAATTAAACGCAAAGAAGGCTTAAAACAAGCTTTGAAAAAAGGTGAGTCTATGGATTCTGTTCATAACGCTCTTATCTCAAGAGGTCGTACTGGTCTTAGTAGGTTGATTTCAGCAACACCTAAACGCTCAGGTAAAACTGCTTCATCATGGGATATGGAAGTCGAAAAGACTCGTAATGGTACAACGCTGTATTATTCTAATTCTGTAAAGATTTCAGACGGAACACCACTTGTTGTACTAATTGTCCATGGACACGGTACCGGTACTGGTGGATACGTTCCTGCTAATGATTTCGTTTCTCCTATTGTAGATTCTATTTCAAAAGAGATACTGAGGGAGGTGGAAAAAGTAATTGAGTAAACAAATAATTGAAGAACGCCTTATCAAGCTCGGTATTGATAATGAGCAATTTAAGAATGGCCTTAAAGAATCACTATCTTCTTTAGATAGTTTGGATAAGGCCCTGGAAAAATCGGATGGTAAGAATCCATTCGCTAATACCGAGAAAGCCACCAAATCTCTTTCAAACTCATTAACTGATTTAATGGGATCTGCGCCTAAATTAGGTAACGCTTATGTTGGAGTGTTTGATAAGATCGGATCTGCATTGGGGAGTACTGCTGGCGGTTTTAAGAACTTTGCGTCTAGCGCTCTTAATTTTATATCACCAATCTCTTTAGGCAGTAAGAAGGCTTCTGAATCTGTTGCAAGTATAGGAAAATATACTGGTCAAGCAGGTGGAAAATTTAGTATGTTAGGATCTATTGCTACTGTAGCATTAGGTAATATCGCAGCTTCTGCTATACAGACAGGTTTGGCTATTACTATGCATTTAGGTAGAGCAGTCCTAAATACAATCGCTCCTATGAAGGCCGGTTTCGGACAGTTTGAAGATAAGATTAACTCTGTTAATATGTTGGTTGCTGCTCTTGGCAGATCTGAACTAGGTAATATTACAGATGCCCTAGATGACCTACAACATTATGCAGAGACCACCAAATACTCAGTTAAGCAGATGCATAGCTCATTAGCTCAGTTTGTAAATGCTGGTGTCGACCTTAAAGATGCGAATACGGCCTTGAAAGGATGGGGTAACCTTGCCGCTTCTGCCGGTGCTTCGACTGATGGATTTAACCGTTCATTGCAATTTGGTGTACAACAGGCTTTGCAAATGGGTAAAATGAACACTCAAAACTGGGTCTCTGTTGAAAACGCAGGTCTAGCAACTCAGAAATTTAAAGATATCTTAGTTCAGACAGCACAAGCTCTTGGTCAAGATGTTGATATGTCAGAAGGCTTCCGTAACTCATTGCAACAAGGTTGGTTGACGAATGAGGTCCTAATTCAGTCATTAAAGACGCTTGCAGAAGATGAGACTTTAGTCAAAATGGCTTCAGAATTCCACACTCTTGGTGAGGTGTCTGAGGCAGTAGCCGATCAGGTCACAAGTTCTTGGGCTCGTTTCTGGGAAACCTTAATTGGCCAAGCCGGTAGTGAAGAAGTTACTCAGTTTTGGACTAAGTGGGGTAATATTGCAGCCGATACATTAGGTGCCGTTGGTAACAAAGCTACTGAGTTCGCACAAGCTTTCGTTGACCTTGGCGGTAGACAGAAGATGTTGGAACTACTTGAGACAAGTTTCCAATCACTTGGTACCATACTTAAACCTATTGGCACTGCCTTTACCCATGTATTCGGTTTCTCTACTACTAACACCGTGGCTGAAAAGTTAGTGAACCTTGTAAGTACGTTTATTGAGAAGATTAAACTTGGTAGTGCGGAACTTAAAGCATTCGAGAATATTTTCATTTTTGTATTCCAAGGAATTAAATGGGTTTCTGTTGAAGTTGCCTCTAAACTTAAGTTATTAGCTACTCTTATTCCAGACCATATGATTAAGAATTTTATCATTATAGTAGGGATGCTAGCTAATGCGGTAACTAGGGTAATCCGATCTATTGAGATTATATTAAGTAAATTTATCGACTTTAAGAAACTTGGAGAAATATTCCAATCTGTATCCGATAAGATTAAGAAATTCTGGGATGCTGTTCATAACGGATTGGCAGGATTTGCTGAGAAATGGAATGCCGCATTTTATAAACTTCCAGAAGGTATTGGTAAGTTTATAGACTGGCTTAAGAAGTTTTGGGAAGTTATTAAACGTTTAACTCCTGCTATTGGCGAGTTTAAACAAAGTATGCGTGCGCTATTTAGTAAGATCACAAATCCGTTTAGCGCATTAAATGATGCACTAGGTAAAAACGGTAGAGGGTTTAATGAATGGGCTTTCTGGGTAGGTAATGCGTTAAAACGTTTCCCTGTATTTGGAAATGCTTTAGGTAAATTTATGGTTGGTTTCTCTCACTTCAACGATGCTACCTATAACATGGACTCAGCTGCAGGTCGACTTGGTGATAAACTTCGTAGGAACCTTAATAAGACAGTTAAATATTGGAAAGATAGTTTCGATGTTCTATCTTTTAACCATAAAGTTTTCTGGAAGCAGTTTAACGCTAATATGGATAAGGTACTTAAGGGTGAAATTACGACCTGGAAAGACTTTAACAAGAACCTTAACTGGGATACTTTGATTCCAAAAGAAATTGGAGGGCTATTCTCAGGTATTAAGTTCAAACTACCTAAGTTTGATGACGTCAAGAAAGGTTTCAGCGAGTTCTTCAAGAACCCATTTGGTAATCTGGCTAAAGGAACCGGCGATCTTTCAAAATGGTTAGAAAAGAGTGAGTTTTCATTCAAATCATTTGGAGATACTATTCGTAAGAAATGGCCAACACTAAGCGAATACGCAGATAAGCTAGATAAGATTAAATTCTCTCTATCTTTCCTTAAACCTGTTGTTGATGCTGTTGGTAAAGCCTTTGAATGGCTTGCAAATAAGCTATCTGGACTAGGTCTCGGTAAACTTGATTTCGGAAGTATCGGTAAAACATTTAGTGATGCTGGTAAAGCTTTGAATGCTAATTTCTCAGAAGGTATTGTTCCTGGTATAGTTAAATCCATAGACGGTCTCCGTAAGTGGGTTGCTGAATTAGGTGTAACAAAAGCAGCTATGAAGACGTTCTCACTTGGAACCGGTATTGTGTCTGAAACATTTAGCAACATTAAGAAAGAGATGGGTAAATCTAAAGTCGATTTCTCTAACTATAAGACAACCCTTAAGACTTTTGGTAACTGGTTCTCTGGATTCTGGAAGGGTATCGGTGATACTGCTAGTGGCCCATCTATGAGTAGAGTCTTCGAGGGTTTTAAAAAGGCCTTTGGATCTGTTATTGAATGGTTCCAATCTACTTTTGGACCATGGTTTAAGAAATTCTTTGATGGTCTTCCTGAAGGCGTTCAAAAGAACTTAATTTCTATTTGGGACGCTGTTAAGAAATTTACTTCTGATTTCTTATCTAACTTCAAGGGAGCGGACTTATCATTTAAAGATTTCGGTAAAACCGTTTCTGATATTGGTAAAGGTATTGGTAAAGTATTCGAAGATCTTGGTAAGGCTCTTAAGAAAGTTTGGGATGCGTTCAAGGATTTATTCAAAGTTTCTAAAGTATATGCCGATGAAGTTGGTGATGGCGACTACGGTCAAAGCGGTATGAAGAAAGCCGAACAAGGACTTAATGATCTTGGTGAAAGCGTTGACCGTGTACATAATAAGACCCAAAATATCTTTACCACGATTGGGGATACTGCTAAACTTATTGGCGATATCTTTAAATCGATGTTTGAGCCTCTTGGTAAACAAGATTCGGAAACTCTTGGTCGTATTACAGCGCTTGTTGGTGCTATTATTCTACTATGGAATACCCGTAAGAAGGTTATCGGCATCAAGGATATGTTTGGAGATTTCGGTAAGAATTTACTGATGGGCCCTAAGACATTCTTTGGTTCTTTAACCGGTATGTTTGGTACAATTAATAAGTATTTCAAATCAAAAGCTCGATTTGAGAATATTAAGGCCTTTGCTTTAGCTATTGCTACCCTTGCCGGATCTTTATGGTTATTGTCTACTATACCTGGTGATAAACTACTTACAGGGCTTGGAGGATTAGTAGGTGTTCTTGTAATATTTGAGGTATTCTATCTCACATTATCTAAGACAACTAAGAACTTCAATCCTGCTAAAATCCGAAACATGCAACAAGCAATGATTGGTATGATGGGTCTCGCTGGATCTATATTAATACTGGCTTCTTCTGTTGCTATATTAGGTAAGTTAGACCTTGGACAACTCGCTAAAGGTGTAGGTGCAGTTAGTATTATGTTGTTGGCTATATTCGGTTCAATGGCTATCATGAACAAGCTTCAAGGTAAGACGGTTCGTGGTACTCAGAAGATCGCAGTAAGTATTCTTACATTTGTGGGTATTGCCTATGCAATTAAGAAGATTGTTCCTGCAGTAAAAGAACTAGGTTCTATGGATCTTGGAAGCTTAACTAAGGGTATTACTGCAATGCTTGGTATTGTACTGGGTATGTCTTTACTTCTTACTAAAGTTTCTGATTTAAAAGGTACTAAGTTATCATCATTCTTGGTATTTACCTTTATGGCTAAGTCTATGAAGACTATGGCCGAGACTGTTGGTGAACTAGGTAAACTTGATACAGGAGCTTTGATAAAAGGTGGTTTAGCGGTTGGCGGTTTAATTGCAGTTATGTCATTGATGATTAACCAATTTTCTAAACTAGACAAGACTAATCAATCATTCACAAAGAATGCGGTTGTTCTGTTCGGTGGTTTGGCTATAATCTTCAAAATGGTTACAGAATTAGCATCAACAATGTCCGATATGAAGAACCCTGAAGGTGTAGCAAACGCTATCGGGTCTATTGCTTTGATGGTGGCTTCCTTTGCTGGTCTTGCTGCCATACTTGGTAATAGTAAGCTCGGAGATGCTGGTATAAACGAAGGTGTTAAGAACCTCGCTATTATCTCAGCAAGCCTCGTAGTAGCTGCAGGAAGTATGTTTGTCTTAAGTAAGATGGATGGTAATTTCTTAAGTGTACTCGGTAGTGCGACATTGATGGTAACGACTGTTGGTGCGTTTATTACCTTAGGTAAGCTCGCTGGCAAACTTAACAAGGAAGCTTTCATCAAACTTGGAGCTACTGTAGGTTTGGTTGCTGCTGCTACACTTAGTCTTAAAGTATTAAGCACTATATCTACCGACAATTTATTAGGCCAAGTACTGGCATTAGTTATGGTAGTTGGCGCTCTAGCTACTATAGGCACATTAATGTCCAAATTTGGCGGTGCCGGTGCTGCTGGTGCTGTTACCGCTTTAGCTACTGCATTCCTAACAATTGGGGCAGGCATTGGGGTTGCTGCTGCTGGTATAGGCTACTTTGTAGATTCTTGTGCCCGGTTGGTTTCATCTATTAACGATCTAATCAACACTATGGCGCGTCTAGGAGCAGAAGGTGGTAAGAACTTTGCTGCATTCCTTAAAGAAGCAGCTAAAGGTTCCGAAGATCTTGGAACTCTTATGGCCGGAGCCGCTGCGGGTATTATTGAAGGTTTACTGACAGGCATTCAGAACAACCTTGGTAAAATCGGCGGAATTGGTATGGAGATTATTAAAGGTATTCTTCATGGTTTGGAACAAGCTGCTCAATCTATAATCGATACTCTAATTAATATTGTTGAAAAAGGCTTCTTTGGAATAATTGATAAAATACCTGATTGGGTACTCCGGTTATGCGATGCTTTATTAGGGGGTATACAACAGATTGCTCAATGGCTTCGTAATAATAAAAATATTATTATGACTGCGGTACTTGAAGTTATGGAATCTATAAATGAGGTTATTGTAGAAGTACTCCGCGGTTTGCTTGTTTATATTGTTGATTTTGTGAGTCAAATGCCTATTATAGGAGATCTTTTTAAAGGATGGACTGATAATATAAATAAAGCATTTGATGGTTATGTTGATAAAATGAGGCATTCTGTAGAAGCCACTAAAACATATGCATCGTTGGCTACAGAAGAGGGTGTGAGAAAGGCTATAGATATCCTTGATAAACTAGGCCCTGAAGAAACGGCTGCCGCACAGCGATTTGCTGGTAATGCGAAAGATGGATTTGAATATTTAAGGATCTACTGTTCTCAATTAGGTATTCAAGCACCTGAGCAATTTATTAATGGACTTAAATCGGGTTCTATTTCTGCAAATGAAGCTGGTAAGCTCTTAGCTAAAATGGTTGAACTAGGTATGTCTGAGGTCGATGCTAATAAAATTGCTGAAGAAGCAGGGTATAAGTATGCTAATGGTGTGCTTACTGCCAAAGAGCAAGCTAAATCATCTGGTGACCAACTCAAACAAGCTGTTGAGCAAGGCCTTACCGGCGACGGTAACGGTTTTGATAGTGGTCTTATCACGGCAGCCTTTGAGAAACTCAATGCTCAGTTTGGAGGTCAGCTTGACGTAACTAAGGCACTTGCCGGTGTTAAATCTGGTGAAATCAACCAAGAGATGCTCGCTAAATTCGCAGAAGGAGACTTCTCAGGAGTTTCTGAAGAGAATATGAATGAGTATCTCAAACCTATTGAAGGTATGGGTGAAAAAGCGGCTGCTAGTATTGATGGTGCTAATCAACAAGTTGGCGCTTCTATGGATACTATGAACACCGATGTATCCGCTAAGGCTGCCGAAACAGCTAAGTCTTTGACAACTGCTTTGACTGACTTTACAGGAGCAGTGCTTGGTGCCCAGAAAGGTACTGGTGAATATTCTGCTGAGATTGGTAAGGGTAAGACCCCCGCTGAAACTGCCGCTAAGGAAGTAGCTAAAGGAACTAAAGAGTCTCTTAAATTCAGCGCGACAGATGAGGCAAATAACTCAGTTAAGACCTTTACAGACACCGTTCAATCTGGTGAAAATAAAGGTAAGGCAGAGGGCGCTGGTAAACAAGTTAACTCTGCTGCTAAGCGAGGACTTAAAGGTACCGGTGGTGCTGCTGCATCAGGTGAGGCTATCACATTGGCATTCGCTGGTGGTCTAGCTAGTTCTGCCGCTCTTGCTGCCATTGATGGTGCTATGGCTCGTGTAAACTCACGTGTTAAACATCACCAACCTCAGTCACCAGCTAAACGTGGTGTGTTCTCTGGTGCAGGATGGACTGGAGTATTTAAGTCAGGTTTGGCTATTGCAAAAGAATTTGCATCAGGTTTAGGTTCAACTAAATCACTTAATGCTATTAGTAGCAATATGGATAGAGTTAACTCATTTGTACAACAATCAATAGATACGATTTCAGGTTATCTTGATGATAATATTGAGATGCGTCCGGTTATTACACCTGTATTGGATATGAGTAATATTGAAGGATATCGCTGGAATGGAGCAGGCACACTTACTTTATCTCCTGCTGGCGTTGATTATAACACGCTTAATCCAAATACAAGGAATATCCGCGATAATAAATCTTCTATTGATGATGTTGTTCGTAACCTTGAGAGTGTGGATAAGAAGCTTAACGCCATTACTGAAAACACTGAGATTGGTAATAATCTCCTTGCTCAAGATAGAGTTAACGTTACTTATATGGATAAAGATCTCGTGACTCGTGCCTTAGCTCCTGGTATAACAGAAGCTCAGCGTACGCTCACAGATAGACAAAATATGTTAGATGGAGTGTTACCACAACTATGAGAGATGATTCATATTTCTCCATAATATTTGGAGAAGGAACTGAAGCAGTTGATATCGGTAAACTTCTAGATGCTGTAACAAAAGTAGAACGTAATGCTGGTGCCGGTCAGGATCATACATATTCCGCCGGTACTGGCCGTTTTGGTAAGACTTGGGTATCTGGTACTCGTGGTACATATCCTATAACTATTGAAGGAACCAAGTCAGGAGGGCCTGTAGACTTTCTAGCGCTTCGTACTAAACTAGCACGGGCTCTAGACTGTCCAGATGGGCCTAAGAAACTACAATTCGACGACCAAGACGGTAAATACTACATGGCTGTTGTTACAGGACAACCTAAGTTTACTGAAGACATACAAAACAGCAAAGTTACAGTCTCAATATCTTTCGATGTTCCTGATGGACTCCTCCATTCTGAACTGACAAAGGTACTTAACGCGGAGACTACTTCTGCTGACGTCGGCTCACTTACCAAAGATGGTAAAGTCGTCAAAATAACTTTAAACAATGCAGGAAGTGCACCCGCTTACCCTAAAATTAGAGTAAAGAACAATACAAGTAACGGTTGGATTGGTATTGTAAACAAAAATGGTATTATGGAGATCGGTACAAGCTCGGCTGATAGTAGAGGTACTAACATAGCTACCGGAGCATACGACCAATCGCATATGTTATTGAGTATTGCCCCAAATGATACCAACCGCTGGTTACAAGGAACCAACATTACAGCTAAATACCGTAATGTCTCACCTTTACCATTTGCTAGTCATGCTGAGGTTAATGACATGACGCTCAACTGGAGGGCTAAGGGTATTGGTGGTCAAGGGTATGATGCTCCTGGACTACACTGGTCTGGCTCTGGTGGCAAGGGTGTTGGTCGAGATTGGGGATGTACAATTTATGAATATCCTCTATCGCCTGATAAGGCTGGTCAGAAAGGTGCCAAAGACTTCCGTTGTGACTTCACAATGAAGCTCTGGGCCTCCAAGATCGGTCAGACTGGTCTTTTGTCTCTACTATTTATGACAGAAGATGACCGACTTATTTGTGCATATAGTCTTGACAAGCCTTGGACAGATAGTGATATGACAATGCAGACATTTACAACCTCTGATATCCATGCATCAGACTTAGCTAGACGGGAAGAGAATTACTTCGGTTCAAATGACAATGAGCCAGGTCAACAACGACCTAACCCAGGCTTTAACAGTCGTACGGGTAATGCCTATGTTATTAAGGAAGGACCTAAGTTCACATATAGCTATGCTGGAGCGCCTAAGACAATCACTGACTCATCTAAAGAACACCTCTTATGTACTAAAGTATGGGTTATGTTTGGTCGTCTTAAGTATGAACGTCCTGACGTTGGATATCTTAATACGCTATGCTTACAGTCAATTCGCTTCCTTAAAAACCATGCTCAACGTTATGACCTAGTTCCTAACAAGTATGGTGTTGGTAGTGAAGTTATTGTAGACATGTATGAGGGTAAGATCTCATTTATAGCAGATCCTGCATCTTCCAAGAAGGGCGTATCTGCAGAAGGAGACCTTATCAACGGCTCAAGGTATTTCACGATACCTCCTGGCGAGTCTAAACTAGAAATTCATTCTTCTCCATTTGTTGACGTTGCGCCTGATGTGACTGTCGAATGGGAAGAAGCTTGGTTGTAAGAAAGGAGGCCGAAACTTCAAAATGAATAGAAAACCTGCATGGCAGTTATCTGTACATGATAACGCGATGAACGTGGTAGATCATATCAATAACGATATACCGGGTTCTCTTAAGTATTACAACGAAGAGTTTCATCAATTCTGCGGTAAGGGTTCGGCCACCTTTAAATTTACTGTAGATAAATACACAAATGGTCAACTTAATGAACGTATTAGTAACTTGACATCTGAGGCATATATATCCTTCCATGAAGATGGAGTAGATTATGTCTTCAACGTGATGACAAGGAAAGAGACTAATACAACTATTGAGCTAGAGTGTACGTCAACCAACCTAGAGCTACTCAATGAGAAGACCCTAGCTTATGAAGCTACTGAAGCTCTGACATTCTTAGAGTATGTCGGCAACATGAATTTGTTTAGTCTTACTCGTATTGAGTTGGGTGTGTGTCAAGTACGTGACCGTAAGTTAAAGCTTAAGTTTGAGTCTGAGGAGGACACATGTCTTGCTCGGATTATCAAGCTTGTTGAGGCCTTTGATGGTGAGTTGGAGATTATAACTCGATTAACGCCAGGTGGTCAGATTGATAGGTATATCTTAAACGTATACAAATCAAGGGCTATTGCTGGAGATCGTGAAGAAGGTCTAGGCCGTGTTCGTACTGATATCAGGTTGCAGATGGGTAGAGACGTCGTGTCCGTTGTGAAGAAAGAGGATAAGACAAAACTATTCTCCGGTATTCGTATGCGGAATAAAGATGGCGCCTATATTACTCAACCTAAGGCTAAAGAGGTCAAAGCCGCAGATGGGGTCCATACTGAAATCTTTTGTACGCGTAATTCTCATACGATCTATGCCCCTATATCCGCTAAGCTCTATCCGTCTGTGAACAAAAGGGATAACTGTGATAACTGGATTATTCGTGATGTAAAGACTGAGTTTACTACTTCAGAAGAAGCCTGGGCTTACGGTGTGCGTATGCTTAAACAGTATATGTACCCTGTTACTACTTGGGAGATTGACTTAAACTCAGCTATTGTGCTACAACAATACGATATTAAGATTGGTGACGTTATTTTCATTACTGACGAGCACTTTGCTGGAGGGCTTCTTATCCGAGCTCGTATTACTGAGATGATACGTTGTTCTACAGACCCTAGCAAAACTAAACTTGTTCTATCTAATGTGGTTGCGACTAGACCATCGAACAATACAACGCTGATGGCTACAATGTCGCGTATGATAGCAGAGGCTCAAACTTTCAAAATGAATGTAAAAACTACAGGCCCTACGATGTTTCGTGAGGTATCTGATAGTTGTGAGTTCATACCAACCTTATTGAAGGGTAATTCCGAAGTTAATGATGCTGAATTCATCTATTATATAGACAATAAGCTAGCTGGAACAGGCCCTAAATTTAAAGTGTCTAAGGCTAACATAGGAACTAGTGGTGTTGTACTTGTTACAATACAAGCTATCTATCAAGGTAGTATTGTTGAGTTCCAAGACATTACGGTATCAACAGTTAATGATGGGGTTTCTCCAGTTATGACAGTTGTACACTCAAGTAATGGTGATACGTTCAAGAATAATGTCATTGAGACTATCTTGACTGCTAAACTATTTAGGGATGATACCGAGATTGATACTAAAGGTGAGGCCTTTAACTATATTTGGACTAAGACTCTAGCCAATGGTGTTGTAGATGAGGCTTGGGGGCAACGTCCTGAGTCTAAGAAGAAATCTGTAAGCGTGACTAATATCGATGTTAAAGATAGGTCAACATTTACAGTAGCTATAGAAACTAAGTAAGGAGGTGTGTTATGGCTATAATTTCAACAGGTCAGATTACGATTGTAGACGTAGATGACGGAAAAACACAGTATACGCACCTCGCTTATGCTGATGATATTTCTGGTGGAGGTTTTAGTAAGACCGATACTAATAAGAAGTTTATAGGTATCTATCAGGACTTTAATGCCTACCAAAGCGACGACCCTAAGAAGTATACTTGGAGTAAGTGGCAGGGTTCTGATGGGGTTAATGGTGTGCCTGGCCAACCTGGTAGAGATGGTAGAACTCCATATGTCCACTTTGCTTGGGCTAATAACGCAACTGGTACAGAAGGATTCACAACGTCTAAGAATGACACTACACGTAAGTACATGGGAGTGTATACCGACTATACGCAGACAGATAGTACCAACCCTGCAGATTACACTTGGCAACGAGTTAAAGGTGAGGATGGGGCTAATGGCGTTCCGGGCAAACCTGGAGCTGATGGTCGAACGCCCTATGTTCACTTTGCTTACGCCGACTCTGCTGATGGTAGAACTGGATTTACTGTATTAGGCGGACCTGGTAAGAAGTATATGGGTACTTACACTGACTTCAACCAGCCAGATAGTACAGACCCTACTAAGTATAAGTGGAGTCTTATTAAAGGTGCCGATGGGGCTAAGGGTGACCGTGGTGATACTGGGCCTATGGGTCCTGCTGGCCCTCAGGGAATTCAAGGTCTACAAGGCCCTAAAGGCGATCAAGGCATCCCTGGTCAGAAAGGTGCTGATGGTAGAACCCAATACACTCATATAGCTTATGCGGATAACGCTAGTGGTGGAGGGTTTAGTCAAACTGATCAAAACAAACCATATATTGGTATGTATCAGGACTTTACTCAAACTGATAGTAGTAATCCAAGCTCTTATCGCTGGACTAAGTGGAAAGGGTCTGATGGAGCCAACGGTATTCCGGGTAAAGCCGGCGCTGATGGTAAGACATCATATATCCACTTTGCTTATGCCGACTCTTCTGATGGTAGAACCGGGTTTACTGTGAATGGTGGAAGTACTAAAAGATACATGGGTACATATACCGATTTTACGGAAGCGGATAGCACAGATCCTATTAAATATAAATGGGTGGATGTATTAGGTAACGTAGAGCTCGGATATCGTAATATACTACTTAATACCTCCGATATGGTACATTTTCATATTCAACATGGCCCTGCTGGAGACATGTCTTCTATATTTTCTTATGATAGTTCCGATGATAGTATTGTCATAAATTCAGGAAATCAATCTGATTATCGATTTTGGGGAGTGTCATGGGACACCTCTATCCGATCAGTAAAACAAGGGGAAGTTTTTTCTATAAGACTTCCTATTTATAGGGATACTAGTGTTCAATTAAATAGTAGCGTAAACTTAATATTAAAGAATCATGCTAATAATACCGCTTTATTTAATTATGATCTTAGTAAATCTAAACCAGATTCATGGGAAGTGCACAACATAACCTTTACTGCCATTAAAGACTTTGACTTTGATGGGTTTAACTTTTATATACTTATCTCAAAGTCTGGTAAAATTAAAGTCGGACGACCAATTATGGTTCGAGGAAATATCGTACCTAAAGATTGGATCGCAGCTCCCGAAGATACGGAGAAACAACTTAACTCCAAAGCTGACCAATCTCTAACACAAGATCAACTTAACAAATTAGCCGAACGCGGTGCTCAACTTAAAGCTGAGATGGATGCTAAGGCTGCTGCTGACTTAGTTGAGAAGTGGATAAACGAGATAAAGAATCTTTCTGCTGTAGAAGAGGCCGGTCGTAAAGAAGCGGAACTCGCTGCTATTCGGGCTAGTGAGCGTATAGTTGACTTACAACGTAAAGTCGGAGAACTTAAACTTATGACCGAATTCGTAGATACATACATGTCTCAATCAGAAGAAGGTCTTATAGTGGGTCGTAAAGACGGCGCTTCTAAGGTACTCGTTTCAAATGACCGTATCTCATTCATCTCTGGTGGTAAAGAGGTCGCATCTATATCTCAAGGTGTTCTACAAATCGATAATGGGGTATTTGTGAAAAGCCTTCGTATTGGACGGTTTGTTACAATCCAAGATCCAACTAACTTAAATAGAAATCTAACGATGTTTGTAGGAGGTGCTTAATTGTATGGTACGTGTTAACTTTACTGGAGATTACGGTCCTAACCTACAGTTAGACCTCTTCTCTGCTTGGAGTACACCAATTGAGGGTAAGAATGCTTCATTGGTTAATGTACAAGTAATTTTAATTGCCAATGGGTATGCCGCTATCTATGGTTCATATCCTAGAACATTATGGATAAATGTTGGCGGGATACAAGAACAAGTTACGGTTGATGTTGGTATTTCACAAGGTCAAGTAAAACCTTTACTTCAAAAGAACTATGAGATACCTCATAATCCTGATGGTACAAAATCTATAAATATTTCAACTGCTATCGATATTAATATCGGTGGGTATGGTGTTGCTAGGGCCGCATTCGATTTACAACTTCAAAATATAGCTCGTGCTAGTAAGGGTGGCGATGTTAGTGCGACAATCGGCTCGCCTGTTAATCTTACTATCAACAGAGCTAGCGATGCATTCTTCCATTCTATATATGTTGAATACGGAACATGGAAGCAGTCTATTACAGGAAATACGGTTACTACGAGTTATAACTGGATACCACCTATGGAGCTCTGTGAACAAACGCCTGACTCAATTAAAGGTGAAGGTAGTATAACTTATATTACTTATCAAAATGGTCGTGAGATAGGTCGAGATGTCCGAAGACTTACTCTTACAGTGCCCGATTCAGTTCGACCGAGTATAACAAGTATAACAGTCAAAGATACGAACGAGAAGATAGCCAAGTTTATGAAGCCGAACACTTTTGTAACTATTTTATCTAATCTTAAAGTAGACTTCGGTAGTGCTACTGGGGCATATGGTTCTACTATAACTAAATATAATGCTTTTATTGTAGATAAGCCATATTCGGCATATACAGAAGAAGGCATTATCGGTAACGTTCATTATGTTGGACGAGCGATTGTGCGTGCTACAGTTACAGATAGTCGCGGTCGTGTTAGTGAACCTAAGGATATTCCTGTAGAGTTTATTGATTATTATCTTCCTCAGATTAGTTTCGATGTTAAACGCGTTGGTACAAATGCCGATCAACTACAAGTTACGCGAAACGTCAAAATAAATCCATTAACGGTAGATGGTAAGCAAAAGAATACCATGAAGGTATCCTTTAAAGTTGCTCAGTTTGGTACAGAGGCTTTTATCGACGATACGGGCCCCGCCAATCTTAATGCGACTGATAAACTTTCTAGTATGGTTAATTCTGTAGCTAACTTGGGCGGTAGGTATTTTGCAGATAGGTCTTATATTGTCATAGGAACTATCGAGGATAACTTCGCTAGTGCTTCTTATCGTGTTGAGGTGGCTACTAGGTCCGTTGTTATGTCAATGGATCAATCAGGTATAGGTATTAACAAGGTTCGTGAGCGTGGCGCTTTAGACGTCGGTGGCGATATTTATGCAAATAATAAACCTATCCAACAACTACAGCTAACGCAAAATAATGGTAATGTTCATGACATACGATCATCTATACGCGACTGTAACGACGCTAGAACCTCTGGTTTTTATGTTATTAAAGGCACATGGGATGGCACAAAAAACAGCCCTACTGGCGCACCCGGAATGCTGGAAATCTTCAACTTAAACGAGCGAGAGACCTGGCAAAGGTATACTACGACTAAGTTGGAGTCATACATTCGTTTTAGAAGTTGGAGTAACGTTTGGACTCCTTGGGTTAAATATAACATGGGAGATAATACTCCAGCTAAACCTGCTAATCCAGTAGAACCACCAGCGCCTACTTCCGTTAAGAAAGATATAGCATTTCCTTGGCAATTTACAGGTAGTGCTATTCGTATTGGAAATACTGTAACAATTAGTATTGTAAGAAAGATTAAAGCAATAACCAGTCAGTATGAGAATGAACTAATGCCAGAGACTATTCCAGAAGGATTTAGACCAGCAGTAGATGCTACACTGGTGCTCAACGCGAACGAGCGAGTTAATATCATAGGGAGTGCAATATTCCATTTATCAAGTGCTGGAGCGATTAGAATGACCACATATCTAACCAACAACGCAGTTTGGACAGGTACAATAACTTACCTGACGGAAGACCCTATGCCTAAATAAGTTACCCACCAATATTAATATAGAAAGGAGATTTAAGTGTCTAAATTAGAGTTTAAATCCAAGTCATTAGATTATGATTTATCCAATAATAAGCGAACGCATGTTATTCTCGTTGATGATAATAACTCTGTTGTTCATATTTACTTAGATGAGTCGGCTATCGAACTTACAAACGGCGAGCTATATTCTATGGCTATGCAAAAACTCTATGACGTCAACTTCCCTAGCAAGGCTGAGAACGATAAGTTCAATAAGGTTGAAGAGAAGATTGATGCTGTAGATAGTGCCATGGATGTTATTGTAGCATTCGCTGTGTCTATTAAAGGCAGCATGAATACTCATGCCTATGCTAAGATCGCATCTGCTGCTAAGCCATTAGTAACTGGAAAACGTTATGGTAATGGTGATGTAGTGGCCATGCCTTATCCATATGATACCAACGAGAAGTGGCCTAAAGGTACGCCTACGATTTTCGCATTCACAATGCAAGAGAATGAAGGTTATAACTATAAGTCACAAAAAGTTGAAGATATGATCAAGCAAGGCTCGCTTAGTATGGTAATGCCAAGGTTTGATTAGAGAGAGGTACCATGCAAGAGAAAGAACTTATGCACTGGTTTGTTACGGTTATTTTCCCGATATTTATTAGTGGGGCAAGTTTTTATATTGCCTCTAAGAATCGTACAACAGAGCTAGAACACCGCCTAACTGAGCTCGAAGTTAGAGACGCCCACCATGAAAAACTTATTGATAGTATTTCATATAGGTTGGATAAATATGAGGAAGAGCAAAAGATAATCCGAGCTTTAGTTGAGCGTATGGATTATATGAACGACGGCCTCAAGTCAGTTAAAGAGGATGTTGATGAGATCAAAGTCCTCATTAAAAGTAATCAACACAAATAGGAGATATATAAATGGAACTTACAAACAAACAATATGATATCGCAAAACGCATCGTAATTCAAGTTGTACCAGCACTTATTGCCCTTATTACAGGTCTTGGTGCTTTATATAAAGTAGACGTATCTCTCATCACAGGTACAATCGCTTTGTTCGCTACATTTGGCGGTACTGTACTTGGTGTATCTAGCAAGAAATACAACGAATCTACACAAGAAGACGATTTAAAATAGATCTACCGAAAGGAGAATCTTATGGCAACTAAGTCAGAGGTTATTTCCTGGGTTTGTAGTCTAGCTGACCGTGGCATTGGGGTTGATGCAGATGGCGCCTATGGTATGCAATGCGTTGACCTCCCTAACATGGTCGCACAGAAGTTCTTTGGTCGCTCTATGTGGGGTAATGGTATCGATATGTTAAGTGCAGGTCAAGGACTTGGCTGGCATACGACTGGTGGTAACGTATTACCTAGGGCTGGTGCTATATTCTGTATGCGGGTATCTTATCACGGATATGGGCATACTGGTATTGTAGTAGGCGAACCTGATGGTAACGGTAACTTCCAAACTGTCGAACAGAACGTAGATGGCGGTTTAGCGGGAGGTCCTGCTAGATATCGCGTCCGTTCACTCGGCAACCCTACAGAGAACATCATTGGATTTATTTACCCTCCATATTCAGATGGTATCGACGCTCCTGCCGGTGGTGGGCAAGGCGGAGGGCCAGGTGGTGGAGGACCAACAGGCTATCAAGGAGAAACCATGGATTTTACATTTATGATTAGTGGAGATGCTGGTTGGAACGCTCAAACTATTTGGTATTATAATGGTGCCATTAATGAAATCCAACCGCTCCATAATTTAGAAGAGCTCAAATATCTACGTGCTATTTACAACGATACACATGGTGGACGAGATCTGAAGCACTATGAGTGGAATACTCAAGCGCCAGTATACGTGCGTATATTTGGTGCATTGAAACCATCTACCGAAGATAATAATATCAAAGCGGCATTGAATAAGATTATCAAGCAACTGGAAAACGCTACTTAAGCGAGGAGGTTGTACGATGTCTATATGTTTTACATTCCGTATTGAGGATAGAGACCCTGGGCAAGAATATCTCCAAGGTTGGGATCCTCGTAAGGTATATTATTATAACGGAGAGGTTAACGAAATCGCATATATTCACAACGAAGATGAATTAGGGTTCTTAAGACAAACATATAAGGAGACTCGTGGTCAAGACTTAAAACATTATGTTTGGAATACACAAGCTCCTGTATTTATACGTATATTTGGTGCATTAAAGCCTTGGACAGGTGCGGGTGGTATGAAGAAAGCCGTCGAGTCTATGAAGGCTAAAGTTGATGCATATGAGGACGTATACTGGAAACCTAAGTTCTTTATCCCTCGTGTAGCTTTACATATTCGTAGAGAACCTACCCGTGTTGCAGAATCATTAGGTGTATGTGATATTAATAGGAAATATGAAGTTCTGGCCACAATCACACAATGCGATTGGCACTGGGCTAAGATTAACCATAACGGCATTATCGGTTGGATTGCTATGGGGGATTTAACCGGTGAATGGTATGGTGAAAAGCTTCGTTATTAATATAAGGGCGCTGTGGAGTAAAATCTACAACGCTCATTTTTTTTT